TGTGTGTTTGTATAAGACCTCTACCCACATACCTTTGCCGTTCCAGCCAGCCCGAGCCACTTTGTGACCAGATTCCATGGCCACAAGAGCGTGCCCAAAGCTCAAGGAACCATCAGGTTGATATGCGTTGTGAAACACATCTGAAGGGGACCAGCTGATATACCCTTTGTGGCCGATATGGTTGGATGGCCCACCGTCAACGTATTCCACCAGGTAGCCAGTATCGTCGCCGTTCTCATCCGAAGGTAGATCCCAACCTCGATAGTTGTTGTACTCCAGACGATTCATCGCAACGGCGTAGATCTTCTTGGTTCCAAACATCACGTTCATGCCAGTCGCTCCTTTGGTCCACCATAAGTTGGCACTGGTTTGGTGATTGATTTCACTGCCCACATGGCACCGTCTTCAATATGGGTTTGAGCCAAGGCTTTCAGACGCATGCGTTCACCTTGCTGAGTGATCTCCTCAGGCGTGACAGCTCCTTTTTGGGGCACCAGTTCATCAAGCAGATCAATCAGAGCTGCAGCAGCCGTTTTTACACGGTCTACTGCACTGTCAGCGCTTGGATTGAAGGAAGTACCAACCCGGTACTCCCCTTTGGTTTGGATAATATCATTCATCCTGCGCTACCCCGTGCAGCCATCTGGTTCCCAGCAAGGCGATCCAGTTCAGACCTGGTCAAAGAAGGGAGCACTTCCAGAGCAAACTCAGGCGCCCATTTCTGATGGACAACATCTTGCCGAGTCTCTTTGTCTTTGCGGACAGTGATTGACAAAAACTTGCGTGCTTTCAGCTGGTTAAAGAGGATATTCGGGAGGTGATAGCCATTCTCTGTAGCCTCGCCATACGGAATAAATTTCCGCACTGTACCAACGTATTTGTTAGCTACAGTGAAGATCTCACCCTCAAGCTCTTTCTTGTTTGGGTTCAGGTTCGTAATGACAACGCGAACCAGCTTCATCTGCTCCATGTGGATCGCTTTACGAACACCAGCCTTGCGAGCTTGCTCTAGCAAAACCTTGTTCACAGGGGCCACAGTAGCACTGCGAGGGCGTGCGACAGGCTCATCAGCAGGGATAGTTCCACTGTTGAGCGCTTCCGTAACTTTGGCACGAAGAGCGTCTACGCCGATCTTGGGAGAGAATTTCAGGCCAATTTGTTTGGCACGGAATTTGAGAGCTTCCAGTTCTTCTTCTGGTGTTGGCCCTTGCTCCTCATCTGGAAGCGCCAGTTCGTCATCTGTTTCTTGAAGATCTTGAGGTTCGTTTGTCATGGGTCTCTTAGTCCTTGATGTGCGGAGATACCGCGGTGATCACTGAGGGAGAAAATGCTTAGAAGTGATTTGCGATGGTGTGATGTGGTGTGAGGGGAAGTTTCCTACCCCTCACTTTTCTCATGACCCAGGCTTAGATGCGGGCGATGGTCTTGATGATAGCAATGCGCTCAGTACGCAGAGCCATAAAGCCGTAGTACCACTTGATCGAGCTGAACCCCATTTCGCCGTAAGGGTCATTCCGATCAGCAGTCTCATTGCCAGGCATCTTGGTCGTAATCTTGAACTTCATCGACTTGGCAGACTTGTCCATCTGGAAACCGATTGTGGTGAAGCTCTGGTCGCCAACAACGAGCATTGGGTAGATGTCGTATTGATCGTTGGTTTCCATGTAGCCAGCGTTCGTATCAACGTCAGCACCAGCACCGGCCCAGTTGAGCATCTCGGGAACCACAACGAAGCGGAAACGATCGATCGAGCCAATTTCACCGTTCAGCAAAGTTGTTGCATTGGCATACATATGCACTGGGACAAAAGCAGGTGTATCAAACTGGTCGACCATGCCGCGAACGGTAGCTTCCAGTTCGGAGCCAATATACATGACACGGCCCGAAGAAACGGTCTTGGTGTCAATCATGCGCGAACCAGCGATGACTTTGGTCTGCAGAGGCGTGCGGTTGTCGTTCAGAATACGAGCCAAACGGGACAGGTCATCGTAAACCACTTCCGAGATTTCGGCACCTTCACCGGTAATCTCGTAATCAGACGAAGCAGCGCCTGCATAAACAATCACACCAGCGGCAGCCAGAAGGTCTTTCTGCAGAACGGCTTCTGTCAGCTGTGTTGCACCAGTCACTAGTTCACGGCTGATGTGGCTGTAAAGCTCATCGTCCGAGTCAAAGTCCATGGTTTCCTGAGTCCACTCAGTGAAGAAACCAAACTTGTGCAGCGAGCCGCTCAGAGTGAGACGAGTGAAACCAACGCGGTTCACGCGGCCACCAGTCTCGGTCAGAGTCGGCATCTTGCCAGTGATCGTACCGATGTCTTTCGAGGAGCCATAAAGATTACCGTAACTGGCAATCGACGTAACGCCGACATCAAGAGCTACAACAGCATTCTTTTTCGTGGCGTTGACATAGGTAGGCGACAGGGAACCAACCAGTGTGATTGCAGTGAGGCCACTGCCACCGGAGTCATCATCACCGTCTGATGCAACCAGTGTGTCATCAACGTTGTCGTTGATCGTAACAACAGCAGCAGCCGAATCCGCATTGGCTACCATGACAGTTGCAGATGGGAAGATCACCTGAAACTCGCTGCCTGACATTGTCGCGCCAGCAGCATCGATACCTTGGTCGTTGACGTTGCGATCATCGAGCAGAGGGATGTAGTGATGGACCCGGATCTCTTTGCCGTAATGCTTGGGCATCTTGGTCACGTCGGCCAAGGGCATGAAGTACATTTCTTTTTGGGCTTCAATAAGCGCTTTGCGCTGCCAAAAGAAGGTGTTCATCTGCGTCGAGCCAGGCCCGTCGATGGTCGATTTGCTACCGGGGGGAGAGTTATACTGATGTGTAGGCATGGTCGTGGTATCCTTTAAGACTGATTGGATCAGCTAGTGGGGGAAGGGAGCGCCATAATTTCATCATCCGTCATATCAAACGGGTTGAATTCTTTTGGCGGTGTGGGAGCTGATGCTCGTGAAGCTGAAGCTGCACGTGCTTTTGGGTCAGACTTTACAACTGGCTTCGGAGTTCCTGTGCGGACTTCCAGGACACGTGCAGCAGGTGTCTGTGCAGGTGTCTCTACGGTGGCCGGTGCGGTCGGGCTTGGAGCGGGAGCCAGAGAGCCTTGGGCCTGGAGGTGATCGCCAACAGTCTTGTAAGCATTAATAAAAGAGACGCCGTCTAATTCACCCAAAGTTCGACGACGTTCGACCTCAGTCGTGATTTTGGCATAAATACCACTTGCACGCTGGTCTCGAATAATCCCCAATAGTTCGGGTTCTTTGTAAACCGCTTCCTTGCTGGCTTGATCCCATTGAGAGTTGATCAGATTTACCGTATCCTTGCCTTCTTGGGTGGATGTGACATCTCCCAAGGTTTCATGGAAATGGTGTTCGTGATCACTCACAGAGTGATTGCCGGGGCGGTATGTAGGCTCTGACGATGTATCGAGATCCATTGGATCGATTGCACCATCATGCAAAAGCTTCTGAAGAGCTGCAGGGTCTTTCTTATCAACGTCGATCAGAAAGGACAGCTTGTCTTGATCCATGAGGCCATTGTTCTCAAGCATTCTCATGAGCTTGAGGTTTGGCTTCAGTTCCTGCATCTTCTTCGTATAGTTGGTTCCCATCTGCATCAGACGGATAACCTCGTCCGGGGAGCTCGGAGTGAACTCCCGTCCGTTGGCTTTGAAAGGAGCCATTATCTGTGTGTACGCCGACTCGAAATCAACAGGTTCTGGCGTCTCTGCTGGCTTTGCTTCGCCATCAGTTTTTGCACCATCGGGCTTTCTTTCGCCCTTATCCTCACCTTCGATTGCTTCGGTGTGATTTGGTGTGACAGTACCTTCAGCATTTTCAGATGCTGCAACGGTGTCATCACCAACGGGGGCGGAGCCATTAGAAGCTTCAGCCAATTCTTCATCCGAAAAAAGATTTCCGTCAGCATCTGCATTCACCTCTTCTGCCGGGGCTACCGTAGCCGCTGGTTCCACAGGTTCAGTGGGTTCAGCAGAAACTTCTTCAGTAGGAGCCTCCACAACAGGCTCTTCAACAATAGGCGCTTCCTGATCTGAATCAGGAATAGAGGTCATGTTCATGACTTCCTCATCGGTGAGATTATCGAAGTCCTGTTCGTTCATGCTGCATCCTCCGCGCGAGCGTCATCGAGTGCTTCGCCGTTGGTGTAGATGTCTTCTTCAGCCATTTCTCCAACACGTACGATGGACTGAAGATATTGCTTCAAGAGGGAAATAGCCTGGATCGCCAAAAATACCTCGTTGCGGTCTACATTCGGATTTGCAATAGCAGATACTTCAGCAAGGCGGACTGCTTCATCTTTGAAGTAGCCATCCAGGATGATCTTCTTAAACTCACGGTTGCTCGACAACTTTAGAGCGGCGTTCTTGAGTTCTACAAGTTTCCGCGATTCGTCAATCGAGTCTTCGAGTTGCTTGATGTCAGACATTTCATTTCTCTTTACTGTTTTGAGGTGGATGGTTGTCAGATGAGGGACACTTTAGAGAACATTAAAGTAACCGGTCAACCTGTTACCAATTCTTTATATGCGAGAGCTGAACCCATGTCTGGATTGGGTTTTGCAGGATCTCTTTGAGCCAAGAAAGATTTGGTGATTTCCAGATCTTGGTTTGATCGAGCTTGCTCACCTTGCACATCCAAATTGCGCATGTGTTCGGTGCCAGACTCTTTCTCCACAAACTCCAGATCTTTCAAATCAGCGCTTGATCCTTCAGTGCGTGCCTTGGACTGGTTCACCATTGACTTAGATCTGATTTCTTCAATCTCAGCTTCAAGCTTTGCAATCTCAAGCTCTTTCATTTTCTGATCCAGTGGATCTGGCTCAGGTTTGAACTGCATGATCTTTTCAGCCAGAGCAGGCATACGCTTCAGTGTTGCAATCTCAGCCAGCAACATTTGAGTCATGGTAAAGTCCATGTTGTTACCCATGGTCTGCAGCATAAACGAAAGGTCTTGAGACTTGGCTTCATCAATTTCAGCAGTGGAAATGTCGACCTCAAGATCGAACTCACCCGCCAGCTCTTCACGCTTAACTGTTACATACGTTTTGTTTGTAACACGAACTGTCTCTTCTTCGCTCATGAACGCCTGGTTCATTGATGCAAACTTACGCCCAATGTCTGCCATGCCTTGAGCCATGCGACGCAAGATAGCCATTTCACGCTTAGCAGAGGCATCGAGAGCACCTCGAATACCTGTTGCCACGTCCCCATAAGCTTCACCGGAAATGCCTCCTGAGAATGCTTTAACGCCAGACAGAGCTTCTGCTTCTTGGTTCTGAAGCTGAAGCATAGTCAGAGCGGAGTTAGGAATTTCAGGATACTTATGCTGGTGAATACTGTTCTCGGGATGAGCTGTTGGATTGAACTCATAGTCAGTACCAGCGTTGAATCGATTGCGGTTCACGACATCCAAAAGACCTTTGGCCACACCTGTCTGGCTGTTTGCAGACCGCCCCATCAAATCAATCATACCGCGGCTGACAGCGCCCAGGATGTTCTGGTTCTCTTCCAGCAGCTCTGCGTCAGGCTCACCCGTAACCGAATGAGTGAGCGGCATATAAGGCACAATCACCACTGGGATTTCTTGATCTGGGTAGGGGTTTGCTTCCATGCGAATCATGACGTTGCCAATATACGTGGCCACAATCGGAACCAAGGTATCATCACTATTGATGTCGTAGGAGCCCCAGTATTCATATGCCACAACCCGTTTGCGAAGCTCGTCTTTGAACTGCACAGAGTCGTCAATGTTAGAGGCATGATCAGGCAGATTCATCGGGGTATTACCCTGCCAGTTCACATGATCAAGGTTTTTGTAACGCCCATCAGCAATCAGATCTGCTTTGGATGTCTCAAACGTAATGATACCAAACTTGGCTTTTGAAACGTCACCTTCACAAGAGGGATCCAGATAAAGATTTGAGTAGTGCAGGATAGTTGCTGTTGGCTGGTTGACCAGGACTTTCTCTTCCTCGACCTCTTCAGTGCCAATCTGTCGTGCTTGAACAGGGGCGCCGTATTCCTGAGATGCAGACACAGACTCTTGAACATCAGCTGGAAGATCTTTGAAAGCACGGGGATTATCTGTCTTGATCTGAGATGCTTGCTCCAGCATCTTAGAAGTCTCTTCGTCCTGTACTTCGATGATTTCCCACACTGGAGCTTGGACCTTAACCATCTTCGTTTGACGATCCCATCCAACTCGAACAGCAACTGTGCCTTCATCCACGGTGGTTCTGACGTACTCATCAATGAACTTGACGCGGTTCATTTTTGTACGAAACTGCCAGTTGAGGATGAGCTCGTTTTGATTGGCAGCCAACTCATCTTCAAAGGTTGTTGCTGTGGCTGTAAACATTTTCTGCGATGACAAGAACGGCTCAGAAAGAGCCGAATAGCGCCACTCAGCTTGACGTCGGATCAGCTTGGGTTGGACACTTGATCTGTTCTTAGCAGCTTTGGGCTTAGACTTACCGGTTACATCCCGCAAAGAAATCCACCGCTCAACTTCCAAAACATGAGAGTCATGAGAAGGTTTGGCAATAAACAAGTCTTCATTCAATGAAGCAACACCCGGCTCATTTGGCCAATCTGTTAGCTTTTCAAGTTGGTTAGATTCGTCCGAAGACTCGTATGTAGTATTCTTCATGGGAGTCCCAATCTTTTAATTTTGGTGTTGCTTGCCATAGTCCGAAAGGGACGTACCGTAGGTATCTGATGGATTGCTTTTGCCACCAGAATTGATGAAATTTGAAAGACCACCAAAGCCTCCGAGGTGAGCCATAGATCTCATCCCATCCCATGAAACGGGAGTGCCCCCGATCTTCTGGCCAATTAACTTGTCAAACCCACGTTTACGGATACGTTTATCGATGTCGTTAAAGTGCCAGTTTGACGTAGATATTTGAGCTTTTTCACTATCCATGAACTGTTCGGGCGTCATGTCTTGTGGAATGATTCCGGCTTTTTTGGCATCATCTAAGCGATCTAAACCAAACTGCAAAATACCGTAATGGCCTTCTCGATTACTGGAGCCTTTCTCGTTATTTGAGGCTCTCCAGTCACCGCTAGATTCTGAACCAATAAGAGAACGGGGTACGTTTGAAGCAAATCCATCTGCGCCAAATGTAATTTCGTCTTGTGGCCCACCAATCAGAGTATTGGGTTTACCGTACCCAGCCATGTCTTTATTGGATCCAGGGGTGGGCATTCTGTCTTGTAAGTCAGACATCGCAAACTCTTCTGCTTGCTTGCGAAGACCTGCACGTCCAGCTTCAACCATGTTTGTTGCTTGCTGTTGAAAACCTTGAGCCAGAGTCCCGAACTGGCTGATGTCAAAAGGGGTGATGCTCATCGGACTTTTATTCTGTAAATTTTGATTTATCACGGAGACCTCATCCTTAAACATAGCGGTAGGGGAGCAAACCAAAGCACACCACACCATGGCAAAGCCAATGATACGGTATGGAGTTGGTCCAAGACACATAAAACTAGGGAACCTGATTTACTTACTCCAATCTAACATTGAAGATTTCATCAAGATCCGCATCTGAAATCTCCAGAAGAGAGGCTATTGTCAATATGTTTGGATCCGTTCGGCTGATTGAGTTTGAGCCAGCCCACTCGATAAGAACCTCGCCAGCAGTGCCTGGATCCAGATCGTACAAATCATCCCAAAATGGTTGCAAGACAGCTGGCCATTCTCCACGGCTTGCAAGAATAGCATCTGCTTGAGTCATAATCGATCGACGTGTGAGAGCCAGCCCTAGCTCTCGACGAGTCAAAGAGGAGCGACTGCGCAGATCACTAAGGTCGCTGTCTTTTTCAGATTGGGTCCGCTGGTCTTCCCACAATTCTGTTGAAAGGTTCCACGTCATCCACGGTTGAGTGCGCTCAGGTAAATCATAAGACAAGCCATTTTTGATATACGCCTTGTCCGGTGTATTGTAACCAATCACATAACCTCGGTTTGGGTTTCCAATGGCTGCAACTGTATCGATCATTTCTTGCTCGTTTAGCAAGCTCTTGGTCGACGTGACAACGCCCGTTGTCAGATTATAAAGGCTGTATGACTGCATTTCACTTATACCTTGTAAGAATAACCAAAGAAGAGGACACAAGGTCTCCAACCACTTCAACATAAAGTGCCTGAGCCCCATAACCTAGTGAAGCCGTTATAGGTACAGTACCTGCTGAAATTGAAGGATTGGGACCGTTGTTTTGAGTCACGGCACTCCCTGTTCCTCTTTCTACCCCATTCACTTTGATTTGCGCGCTTGCTGTGACGGGACCGCTCCCAGTGGTTTTAGAAACTTGTGCAGAAGCGACAATAAGCAAAGCACCACCATGAGGCGGAGTAAACTCTAATGACTGTGATCCTGATCCACTGGTTCCCCGTGCAACAGTGACAGCATTTCCTTGGATTGAGTCAGTGTAGATTGCCCCATTCACAATAGCTTCATTGGTGATTAGCTTTATAAACCTAGCTGTACCGTCTTCTTTTAGTTGCCAGCCACGAACATTTTCTAAGTAATTTTGTGACTTTACAGTACCACCAAAGATTGAAAGACCAGCATTACCAAAACTAACTGTATCAACCAGTTCAGATGTAAAGCTGTTGTTAAACAGTAATTCACCAGCGTTTATACGAACTGATGAGCTACCACCACTGACTGGGTTATCCGCAGCAACCAGTTCAATTTCAGCCCCTGCTGTATTAGCTTTCACTCGAAACAATAATGATGCTTCGGCATTACCTTGTAGGTCTACTAGTGCAGTACCATGATTTGTAATCAACGCTGAGTTGCCGCCAGCGTCTATTTCTAACTGCTCTAGTAAGACCCCCATCGCGGTATCACCATCAATTGATAGACCTTTGATGCTGGTTATGCTCGCATCAAGTTGAATTATCTCACCGTCTATACCGTTGATTGAGCCGTTGACGTCTTCAAATCCTTGGGACAGAGAAAGGTATTGGTAGTCAGCCATGATTGTATCGATGCGGCCATCAGTTTCAGTTGATTGATAAAGCAACCCTTCAACAGCAGTATTTATTCCCGGTATAACATCATCTAAAAGTATATCTGATAAACTAATAAAATCAGTAAATTTACTTAGTACATCTGCACGGTTAGATGCACTTTCTGTAAAAAGAGCATCCATTTTATTTTGTGTTGTAGATGCAAAATTCTCTTCTGATGTGTTTATATTTGATGTAACTTGATTGCTAATAGTTTGTTGAGCTGCATCTATAGCGTCTTGAAATACAATTTTAAGCTTTTCAATTTCCAAGTCAGTGTATATTTTTGCTCCAAGTTCCACTCCATGAATCTTGGTTAAAGCAGCAAATGCATTGTCACTGGTTGTATCGAGCTTGTCGCGGTTTGCATAACCCTGAGCCTGGTTCGTACCTGTCCAAGCAATCAGGTCATTACGGAGCCCTGTACTGTCGCTGAGGATGCCTCCTTGCTGGTCCTGCAGGGTAGTGACCTGGCTCTCAATAAGAGGCAGCCTTGTCGCATCAGTTGCGTTGGCCCACGCTAGGAGATCCGTATTCAACAGCATCAGGCCCACCCATTTTTGATAAACTTGTTGTGGTCAGCAGACATGGTTTCTTGCATTAAGTCTTTGACGTCAACGAGGGCAAGCATGGTCTCGTACTCATTGTTCAGCATTATAGATTTGTTTGTGTTTTCTTCCCCATTCATTGAGCCATAAACACGAGATGCCACTGCAGCCTCCAGTGCGGTTTCCAATACTGGGGCCAAGATAATCTCTTCATCTAGGTCCACAGGAATGCTGAGACGTTTGTGCTTGGCCTGGTACTCGATCGTCAAAATCTTCCTTTCAACCGGGTCTGGTACGAAGAGCTCATTGTAAGAAATGGTTCGCAAACTCTTAGGCTGAGCTTTGTCGTTGAGAGGGCAGTCCACCAATTTGCGGTCTGTGCCTTCACCTTCTTCTGTTGAAATGCGGATGATCTTAATCAGATCATTGGCAAAAGGCACATCCTCAGAGTCAATCAGATACCGTGGAGCCAGGTTTGTACCAACCGTATTGGACACCGCGTTTTGCGTTTTGATTGAATATCTGTTGCGGTCGGCACTGAGCCGAACATTAACATAATCAGTCTTATGCGAAAACCGACTGTATAGGGCTGTCAGTGTCTCGTTTACGTGGTGCGTGATGCGGGATTGGTCGGCTGGAGCAATGGACCCTTGTCCTTCCATACCTATGCTTAAGTTACTCAGTCTCCCGTAGGACAAGCAAGCGAAAAAGTCTTCAAGTGTCATAATAGTCTCCGCTTGCTGTTATACGATGTATGATGAAAGTGTCGTAGCGTCATCTTGGTTTGCGTCTTCGATGTCCCACATGGCGTCTGACTTCTCTTCCATGGGAGTCTCTTCACTCGGCTTCCA